GGTCATACTATAGTTAACATTATAGAGGAGGAAGACAAGTACTCTATCTATATTCAAAAGGGTGACAATGTAATGCCGTGGAAAGACTTTAATAAGAACATGGCAGTATCTGTAGAATACGATCTTAATTGGTGATGCAAAGCATATTTAACTTTATCGTGCGGCCAAAGCACGGTAGGTCAACATCAGAAAAAGACCTCGGCGGTAAAAAATTACTGTTGAATACAGAAGTACAGAACCACAATTACACTAGTCGGTTAGGCGTTGTGACAAACACACCACTGGCTTTTGACTCTGAGATAGAACCAGGTGATGAGGTAATACTTCATCATAACGTGTTTAGACGCTTTCGCGACATCAGAGGGAAAGAAAAGAACAGCAAAGCATATTATAAGGAAGACGCGTTCTTTGTACAACCAGACCAGATTTACGCTTACAAAAGAAACACGGGGTGGCAAGCATTAGACGGCTACTGTTTCATTAAGCCTATAAAAGCGAAGGAAACGTTTGATATGCATAAGGAGCAACCCTCAATAGGTATTATCAAATAAAAAAAGCGAAGGAAACGTTTGATATGCATAAGGAGCAACCCTCAATAGGTATTATCAAATATGCTAGTGATAGTTTTGAAACTGGTGCACTTGTAGGGTTTAAGCCTGGTATGGAATACGAATTTAATATAGAGGGACAACGATTGTATCGTGTGCCTACCAATCAAATTACAATTAAATATGAGTACCAAGGAGACGAAGAAGAATATAATCCAAGCAGCACGCAAGGCTGTTGAGGAACTCATTAAGGTAGCAGAAGAAAAAATCATTACGAACACAGAAGACGATGTCTCTGCTGATAGGTTAAAGAACGCTGCTGCAACTAAGAAGCTTGCAATATTTGATGCTTTTGAGATTTTAAATCGCATCGACGAAGAAGAAAGAATACTAGAGAACAGGCCCAAAGAAGATGCTAAAGAAGCGTTTAAAGGGTTTGCTGAAAGACGTTCTAAGTAATGTACCAGCAGGATTTAGTAAAGACCGTAGAACCAGTTAAGCTTACCACAATACATCGGTACAACAAAGGTAAGAAATGGAAGTACGGTTATAATAAAGAACAAGACCTTGTTGTTATAAGCAAGACAGGGGAGATTGGTGAAATCATTGAGATACAGGGTTTAGTTATAGCGCTGCCTCCAGAACCTAAGGGTTTAAAAAAAGGCGTAAACAGATGGGCTGTTCAGGAGTACCCTAAGGAGCTTAAAAATATTAAGAGTATATTTGATTGGCAATCTTATCCAGATGAATTTAAAGGTAAATGGGAAGCTTATATTGACGAAGAATTCAATAGGCGTGATAACGGTTATTGGTTTTATAACAAAGGCAAGCCTACTTATATTACTGGCACTCATTACATGTACCTGCAGTGGAGTAAGATTGATGTCGGTAACCCAGATTACCGCGAAGCCAATAGACTCTTCTTTATATTTTGGGAAGCCTGCAAAGCTGATACAAGGAGTTACGGAATGTGCTACCTTAAAAACAGACGGAGTGGATTCTCATTTATGGCATCAGGAGAAACTGTTAACATGGCAACCATCTCAAGTGATGCACGATTCGGTATCCTATCAAAATCCGGTAGTGATGCCAAAAAGATGTTCACCGACAAAGTCGTACCCATATCCCTTAACTACCCGTTTTTCTTCAAACCTATTCAAGATGGTATGGATAGACCGAAGACTGAACTGGCATATAGGGTTCCTGCTTCTAAGCTAACACGTAAAAGCATACAAGCACAGGAAACCAAGATACAGTTAGAGGGTTTAGATACTACGATTGACTGGAAGAACACTGGTGATAACTCTTACGATGGTGAAAAGCTTAGACTGCTTGTGCACGATGAGAGCGGCAAGTGGGAAAGACCAGATAACATATTAAACAACTGGCGTGTAACAAAAACGTGTTTGCGTCTTGGTGCTCGTATTATCGGGAAGTGTTTAATGGGTAGTACATCGAATGCTTTAGATAAAGGTGGTAACAACTTTAAAAAGCTTTATTTAGATTCGGACGTAACTAAAAGAAACAACAATGGTCAAACAAGATCGGGATTATACGCACTCTTTATACCAATGGAGTGGAACTATGAAGGATTTATTGATGAGTACGGGCAGCCGGTATTTAATACACCTCAAGAAGAAGTATTAGGGCCACACGGCGACCCAATTGAAGTTGGGGTTATAGATTACTGGGAGAACGAAGTTGAAGGTCTTAAAGGAGACCAGGATGCTTTAAACGAATACTATCGCCAGTTCCCTCGTACTACAGACCATGCTTTTCGTGATGAGAGCAAAAATAGTATTTTTAACTTAGCGAAAATCTACGAACAGATTGATTATAACGCCGACTTGCGTAATACTAATACTATAACCACTGGTAATTTTCAGTGGGAGAACGGTGTTAAGGACACAAAGGTGGTATTTATACCTAGTCCGCAAGGCAGGTTTAAAGTCTCTTGGGTACCAGGGGCCGATCTTCAAAACAGGCAGATTATAAAGAATAGCACACGCTATCCGGGTAACGAGCACGTTGGTGCATTTGGCTGTGATAGTTACGATATTTCAGGCACGACTGACGGCAGAGGCTCTAAAGGCGCATTGCATGGACTAACAAAGTTCAGCATGGAGAATGCACCACCTAGCACGTTCTTTCTAGAATACATAGCTAGGCCTCAGACAGCGGAGATATTTTTCGAAGACGTACTAATGGCGTGCGTCTTTTACGGAATGCCATTACTTGCTGAGAATAACAAACCTAGGTTACTGTACCATTTTAAGCGCAGGGGCTACAGAGGTTATTCGATGAACCGACCTGACAGATTATGGAACAAGCTTTCCGTAACTGAAAAAGAGATAGGTGGAATACCGAACTCTAGCCAAGACATAAAGCAAGCACACGCTGCTGCAATTGAAATGTATATTAACGAACACGTTGGTATGCTTAGTGAAGGCGAGTACGGCGCAATGTATTTTAACGATACACTTAATGACTGGTCTAAGTTTGATATAAACAATCGTACAAAGCACGATGCTTCTATCAGCTCAGGTCTCGCAATTATGGCATGTCATAAAGATTTATACAGGCCGGTAGGAGAGCAACAGAAAACAAAATTAAACCTTAAAGTGGCTAGGTACAGCCAAGACGGTTTTACTTCAAAAATAATAAAATAACAATATGGCTAACTCAGCTGCAAGTAACTTTTTCCCAAGCCAAGTGGCTAGCGACCAAGAAAAGATGTCGCCTGCTTATGGCCTGCAGGTAGGTCGAGCTATTCAGAACGAGTGGTTTGATGGCAACCAAGGGAGCGTAAGATTCAGAAGCAATCAAGACAGCTTTCACAGTTTACGATTATACGCACGCGGTGAACAGCCTATACAGAAATATAAAGACGAGCTATCCATAAATGGTGATTTATCTTATCTTAACCTCGATTGGAAGCCAGTCCCAATACTTTCTAAATTTGTTGATATCGTTGTTAACGGTATTGCAGATCGGTCTTTTGATATCAAGGCATACTCTCAAGATCCGTACGGTGTTGAAAAGCGCACAAAGTACATGGACTCTATTATTAGAGACATGCAAACTAAAGAGCTCAACGACTATGCAGCTGAGGCATTTGGTATTAACTTATACGAAAACGATCCTGCGGCATTGCCGGAATCTAAAGAAGAGCTTGAGTTACATATGCAGCTCAGCTACAAGCAAGGTATTGAAATTGCTGAAGAGGTTGCGATAAACACATTACTAGAGGGCAACAAGTACGACTTAATTAAAAGACGTGTATACCACGATTTAACAACCATTGGTATAGGTGCTGTTAAAAACACTTTCTCTGAATCAGAAGGTGTTTTAGTTGATTATGTTGACCCGGCTAACCTAGTGTATTCGTACACGGAATCACCATACTTTGAAGACATTTATTATGTTGGTGAAGTAAAGACCATACCGATTAGCGAGCTTAAGAAGCAGTATCCTTCGCTAACGCAAGAAGATTTAGACAAAATTAAAGGTAGTGGATCACAAAACCTAACGGGTAGCTGGAATAGAAGCGAGATTAACGACAATTACTACGATTCAAACACCGTTCAAATACTGTACTTCAATTACAAGACGTACATGAATGAAGTGTACAAGATTAAAGAAACAGCTACAGGCGCTGAGAAAGTAATACTACGTGACGACCAGTTTAACCCGCCAGCCGATGCTGAAGGTTTTGCTAAAGCATCGCGCTCACTAGAAGTACTTTATGAAGGTGCAATAGTATTGGGTACAAGCATACTGCTTGAATGGGGTATTGCAGAGAACATGATGCGCCCCAAGAGCGATTACAATAAAGTAAAAATGAATTACAGTATTGTAGCGCCTAGAATGTATAAAGGCCGTATCGAGTCTATTGTAAGTCGTTGTACTGGCTTTGCTGATATGGTTCAGCTTACACACTTAAAGATGCAGCAAGTACTATCTAAGATGATGCCTGATGGTGTTTATATGGATGCTGATGGTCTTGCTGAAATTGATTTAGGTAACGGTACAAACTACAACCCGCAAGAAGCATTAAACATGTTCTTCCAAACGGGTTCTGTTATTGGTAGGTCATTTACACAAGAGGGTGATATGAACCCTGGTAAAGTGCCTATTCAGCCGTTACAGACGGGTGCGGGCGGTCAGAAGCTACAAACTTTAATACAGACGTATAACTATTACTTGCAGATGATTCGTGACGTTACGGGTCTTAATGAAGCTCGTGACGGTTCATCACCTGATGCAAGAGCATTGGTTGGCGTACAGAAACTTGCGGCGGCAAATTCAAACACAGCTACACGCCACATACTGGATGCTGGGTTGTTCTTAACAGCTGATGTAGCAGAAGGCTTATCGCTTAGAATATCCGATATACTAGAGTACAGCCCGTCGCGTGATGCGTTTATACAAAAGATTGGTGGATTCAATGTGGCTACGTTAAGCGAGCTTACTGAATTGCACCTTTACGACTTTGGTATTATGCTAGAGTTGTCGCCAGATGACGAAGAGAAAGGAATGTTGGAAAACAATATTCAAACAGCACTGTCCGCAGGGTTGATTGACCTTGAGGATGCTATTGATATTCGTGAGGTTAAAAACCTTAAGTTAGCTAACCAGTTGTTGAAGCTACGCCGCAAGAAGAAACTTGAGCGTGACCAACAAATGCAGCAAGAAAACATACAAGCACAGGCACAAGCAAACGCACAGGCACAACAAGTTGCAGCACAGGCTGAAGTGCAGAAAGACCAGGCACTGTTCCAAACCAAAGCGCAGCTTGAGCAAATGAAGGCGCAGTTTGAGCAACAGAAAATGCAAAGTGAAGTTGAAGCTAAGAAAGAGCTTATGGCTTTAGAGTTCCAGTACAATATGCAGCTCAAGGGCATTGAAGTCGAAGGCCAGAAATCAAAAGAGCAGCAGAAAGAAGACCGCAAGGACGAAAGAACAAAATTACAAGCAACTCAGCAAAGTGAGTTGATCGATCAAAGAAAAAATGACTCACCACCTAAAAACTTCGAATCCTCTGGAAACGATATACTTGGGAGTGGGTTCGGCTTAGGTACCTTTGAACCTAGGTAATTATAGTAATAACAATTTTATAATATCTTATCATGAGTGAAGAAACTAACCCGATAGCATCCGTCGA